CCCGGTCATATCATACAGGGCGTTGATATAGCCAAGGCCGGACATTTCACCGAACCCGTAAAATACACGGGACGGGGAATGAATGGCAAGGCGTGTACTTGCAGCGGAAGCCGCCGCACTTGCCAGCGCCCTTGCTGCCGCCTGAACTGCGCCAATCTGACTTCTGATACCAGCAGCCATGCCGCGCCCGATGTTTGCACCCATGCTGTAACCAGCGCCATAATTCACAATGGAATTACCAGCTGCAACAACCTGATTGCATACCGCCATCATTGCGGCAATCGTGGCCGCGCCCGTTGCCTGAACCGCAGCGGTCACAGCGCCCACATTTTCGGTGATACCCTGTGCCAAGCCCAGATCAACATACATACCCTGTTCAATGGCGAATACAGACGGGGACTGAACACCAAGCGCAGCACCAAGGGCGGCAACGGTAGCCGTGCCAACGGTGGAAGCGCTGGTTTCAGCGGTAGCGCTGTTATTGGTGATACCATCAGCCAAACCCTGAATCAGATAATCACCAAAGGAAGTTGCATCACCATTTTCAACGGCCTTTTGCGCTGCCTGTGTGAAATCAAGCAGTTCAATAATACCGTCAAAAGCGCCATCAATAGCGGAAAAATCAAGGTTTTCCGTTACCGTATCGCTGGAAAGAATGGTTGCAATGTAATCAGCCAAGGGGTTTTCAGAAAGGTTTCCTGCCGCCGTGGTCAGGTCGCCAGCAACACGTTCATTCAGAATGTCAATCCATCCTGCGTTGTTCATGAACATGTTGTCCACCGCATACATAAGCTGTTCCTTGGTATCATAGCCGGATTCACTCATATAACCAAGGTCAAAGGCTTGGCTATACATGGATTTCATCAGGCCGTCCCAATCAGCTTCAGCAGCCGCTTCATCTGCATAGGCATCCCAATCAAATCTGAAGGCTTCCTGAATGGTAGCCATCAGGTCATATTGTTGGGCGGCAGTTTCAAGCTGCTTTGCTGCTTCCGGGTATTGCTGTGCCATGCCGTTGAACAAATCGCTGATAGCCGTGGAATAGCTCTGCTGTGCAGCAGAAATATCAATATCACGGGCGGTTTCAAGACCTTTGATTTCTTCAAACCAAAGGGCGTTCTGTGCGCCGTCCTGCGAATGCTTGATTTTATCCTGCAATTCAAGGATTTTCGCGGCATAATCATTGTTAATCTGTTCAATGTTCGCACTTGCCAAAGCGCTTTCATAGGCAAGGCCAGTATTATACATTTCGGTTGTACCCCAACCCATTTTCACAGATTCGCTTGTCAACCTTGCATCTTCCGTGGCTTCATTGCCGTTCAAAATGTCAAGGGCGCTTTGAATTTGTTCAATTTGGGAAAGGGCTTTGCTTACGCTTTCTTCATCGAAAGAAATTTCGATACCAGCGGCAGAAGTGATGATTCCTTCCAGTTTGGAAGGAATTTGGTCAAGATAGCTGATAAGCAACAGAATACCAGCGCCAGCCGCAACGCCCCAGAAAGTGGGACTGCTGAAGAAAGCCTGAAGGGAAGCACCCCATGTGGGTGCATTGGTGATGATATTTTGAATGCCCCCGGAAATCTTTCCGACAGCTTCAACCGTTTTACCAACACCCGTCAGAAGTGGGCCTGTCAGCGCAAGCGCACCAAGCACTTCAAGAACCTTGGTTTGGTCGGTTTCACTTAAAGCATTGAAGGATTCCAGCAGACCATTCACACAGTCAAGGGCAGGCTGAAGGGCGGTCACAAGATTGTCACCGAAATCAGCCATTGTATTTTGCAGCTTGTTTCCAAGCATAGCGTTCTGACTTTCCTGTGTGCTGTAACGCTTTCCAGCTTCAACAGCAAGGGCGTTCACGTCAACATCCTGCATATAAGCGTCATAGGCCATTTGCAGGGCTTGGGTGTACAGATCACTATTACCAGCCATAGCAGCAACCAAATTGGAAAGGCGAATTTCGGTAATACCCATTTCATTCAGCATGGAAAGGGCGCTTTGCTGTCCGCTTGCGTCCAGATTTCCAAGGCCAACAAAGAAATCAAGCATACCCTGCGCCGGATTATCAGCCCAATCCGTTCTGAACTGGTCAGCAGTTTTGCCCGAAACTTGGGCAAATTTCTCCATGTCCAGCCAAGATTGACCAAGCTGTTCAACATAATCCGTGGTTACACCCAATTCCTGTGCAACGCCCAGAAGGTTTTCTTTGCTGCTGATAAAATAGGAGAAATCAACAGCGTTTCCGTATGTACCGCCCAGAAGGTTATAGGCTTCAGCACCCATTTCAGCCGCAAGCTGCATGGATTTCATCAGCTTACCAGCGGCAGAACCGCCAGCTTCAGCATTGATACCAGCGCTGGAAAGTGCAGCAGAAAGGGCAAGGATTTCCGTTGAAGTGAATCCGGCAAGATCACCCGTGGAAGCCATACGGGTTGCCATAGCAAGAATTTCGCTTTCAGTCGTGGCGAAATTGTTACCCAATTCAACGATAACGCCGCCCACACGGGCAACGTTCTGTGTACTTTGTTCAGTCAGGTTCAAAAAGCGCTGCAAATCAGCCGCGCCTTCACCGCCCTGAATGTTGGTGGATTCCTGCAAATCGGCGTATGTCTTGGTGAAGCCAAGAAGTTCTTCTTCAGCAACACCCAACTGACCCGCCATTTCCATAATCCCGGCCAGATCAACGAACCCCACAGAAGTTTCCGTTTCGGAAAGCTGAAGCATACCGTCATACAAGGCTTGGTATTCTTCTTCAGTTGCTTCCGTGGTTTTTCGCACACCAGCAAAGGCGCTTTCATAGTCCGTTGCTGCCCCGTACATACTTTTTCCAAGAAGAACAAGGGGTGTAGTCAGGGCAAGCGTCATCTTTGTTCCAACATCAGCAATCTTCTGACCCGCCGTTTCACAGTTCTTTATAAAAGTGTCCCATGAAAAACCGTTTGCCTTGGATTGGCTTGTGTCGAAACTGCCTTGCATGGATTCAAAGGCCGAAACCACTTCATCCAAATTACCTTTGATTGTGGTCAGTTTGGACGAAATGTTATCTACCAAAGAAACCGTGCTGCTGATGGTTGCCATTGCTTAACCCCCTTTCCTCAAGGATTTGATCTTTTTGCGTTCCTTTTCGTCTGCTTCAATCCGCAGATCAATACAGGCGATCACAAACGCTTTTTCCTGTGTATCCATACTGACAAACTGTGAAGGGAGAATGTGCAGCTTGTGAAGCGCATAATACGCATAGTTCGCTTCAGCATCCCCTTCATTTATCAGTTTTTTGCTTCTTCAACCTCGGAATCCATTTCCTTATCAAAGCCGGACTGTTCGCGGATGAAGTTGGAAAGGTCGATAAACTCGGACGGGTTATCCACCATTTCCTTCAGCAGCGCTTCCGGAGTTTTCACACCGTAGGAATCCTGAAGCGCAGCGTCAAACAGGTTGGGGAAAACGATAGCCGCAACCATCTGCTTGACCATATAGGCGTTGGTGTCAATCTTCTGCCGGAAAAGACCCTTGCGGCCAGCAACGGGAACTTCCTTGGTGCATTCCTCACGAATGCGTTCATCCTCCACAGTAGTCAGGGGCTTGATTTCCCACAGAACCGGGTTGCCTTCTGCATCCACAAAGGATTTGGAAGCAGCATAGAAAGCGTTGGCGCGTTCCTTCTTGTTCTTCTTCAGGAAAACAGACAGATTGGACATTTCAAAAAACCTACCTTTCAAATTGAACTGAATTGAAAACACCCCCTGATAGGTTCAGGGGGTGTTGAAGGGGTGAAATTACTTCATGCCGTCCAGCAGCGTGAAGGTTTCGGGCATGGTGAAATCCTCGAAAGTGCCGTCAATATCTTCATCCAGATATTCACCGTCAGCATCAAACTTGGCAAGAATGCCGCCGTTGATGTTGCAGTCAATGAAAACCACGGTCTGACGGCCAGCAGCGGAAGTGGGATCTTCATTCGTGACCTGAATTTCAAAATACACGTCCTCGCCCGTGTTCTTGTAACGCAGCATCAGTTCAC